TAAAATCTTTTGTAATTTCACTTACTAAAGTATCAAATTCTTTAAATACATCATCTCCTAATAAATTTAATATTGGATCTATTTTATTATCTATTACAAAATCTATAAAGCCTTTTCTTCTTCAATTAGGTGCAAATTTAAAACTTCCTTTTGTTGGGCTTCCTTCTTGGAATATCTTTTCTTGAATAGCAAAAGCAACATTTTTTACTTCTTTATTTCCTGAAGCTATTGCTCTTTGTTCTACCCAATTCATAAGAACTTGTAAAGGAACTCTTTTAGCTCCTGCTATTCTTCCTTCATTTACATATATTCCATAATCATTCATTAAAATTTGAATAACTATAGATTTAGGTAAAGTTAAAACAGAACCCTCAAAAGAATTAACAAGGCTTCCAGTAGCTTTATGACCTTGACCTATTAACTCAGCTTGTAATTCACTTATAATTAGCTTTAATATGTTGGAATATTTAGCCATTAAAATACAAATGTACCTTGATCACATGAACTATTTAAACCTATTGAAATAGAATACTTTGCTGCTACTAATTTATCATTATGAACATCATGAGCTAAAAAACCGTTTATTTGTTCTCTATCTACTACAAAAAAACCTCTACTAGCATCTATGTTTCTTTCAAAAAACTTTGCTATATACTGATCTATGTATAAATCAACTTCAGCTTGTGCATCCTGTAGGCTCTTAGTCTTTTGTACCTTCGCATTGTATATATTATAACAAAATATATCAAAGGTATATTTTTTATTAGTTGGTAAACCCAAATTATTAACATCTCCTCTACTTGTATTTGGTGAACTTTTAACAAGTATTAAAGGATATGCTTTATCCTGTAAGCTACCATTAATATCACTAACTTTATTATATTTAAAATAATTAACAGAAGTAAAAGCATCTGAAACTGCTTTAAGTTCATCTATTATATCACTGTAATCTGCCATGTTTTTAAATATACAAAAAAAAATGCTATTTAGAACGATTCTAAATAATAAAAAAAGAAGGCTTTTAAGCCCTCTTTAATTAATCATTTTTATGTATTTATTACATCATTGCAAAGAAATCACCACCTGAAGTATCAACAGAAGAAGATAAACCTTTTATTTCTGTTCTATCTAAAGTTATACTTCCAAATGTTGATGTTCCCCTAATAGATACACTTCCTGCACTATGTCCTGCATCTGCACTAATTGCACCTGTTGCTACTTGCCTATTAGTATTATGAGTAGTAAAAGTTCTATTTGTTCCTGTTGGTATTTGTTGAGTTGATATAGCATTTATAGAAGATGAAGTAATCATTATTAAAGAATCATCTTCTACTGTTAAATTTTGGGTGTTAGGTGTTGATTGTCCCCCTGTCCTTGCAGAAGCACCTACACCTGCACAGTCTGTAAAACTTCGAATGTGCATTGAAATAGGATTCCATTGTGAGTTATTAAAATTAACTCTTAATTGATTGTTTCCCGTTGGTGGATTCTCTAAATAGAAAAAAGCCATTCTTTGAGATAAACCACTTCTATTAATTTGGTATAATTGAGTCATAGCAACACCACCATAAGTACAACTTGAATAAGTTCTAGAATTACTCATAGTAAATTGAGCAATAATTAAACCATCATTACCCGTATTTTGAGTATGGTTTTGTGTTTTAAAATTTGCTCCTGGTGTTGGATTAGCACTTGTAGCATTTCCTTTAGTTGGTACTGCCATTTTATAATTCGTTTATATCATTTATTTCAACTAATGCTAAAGTATCAGTATTTTCTACTTGTGTTCTAGCCTCATTAACATAAGAAGTATTAGCGAAAAAATTACTTATACTAACTTCACCTATTTCTAATTTAGTTCTATTTTCTCCTAAAAAAGCTCCTAAAGTAAAATCATACTGCTCATTTATTTCATTAATTACTGAAACATCTGTAGTATATCCAACATCTGAATATTTTAAATTATCAGTTCCTTCTAATTCTATTTTACTAATTATTGTTATCATAATGTTTTAGTATTTTTTTTAAAATTACAACTAGATTCTAGCATTTGTTCTAAACTAGATTCTAACATATTTTCTAAAGATAAATCTGCTTCTTTTATAAAAATGCCATCTTTCATAATTCCTTTTCTATCCTTAATATCATTATAAGAATGTTCTAAGCATTCAGATAAAGTTAAGCCATGTTGTAAAGCCAAATTATTTAAAACTACTAAACAATCTCCTATATCATCTACAGGGCTTTTACCCTTACAGATACTATCCGATAACTCACCAACTTCTTGAATAAGTTTTAAAGTTTGATCTTTTGCTGTACTTCCTTTAATTAAGTTTCTATCTTCAGACCATTTAGAAGTTAGATTAACAAATTTTGTTAAATCGCTCATATTATTGTTTTATGCTTCTGTTTTAGTTGCTATTACATCCCATTTAGTATCAGTAGAATTATAAACTAAACCTAAATAAGTTATTTTACTTGCTACTGTTGTAGTTGGCAAAGTTATTCCTATTGCTCTAAATATTGCATTAAAAGTAATACCTCTAGCACTTCCATCATCTTTAAGCCTAATAATTAACTTTTGACCTTCTACAGGTGTTCCAGTTGGTGCTGCTATTGTTAATGCTTCAGATTGTGCAGTTAAAACTACAAAATCATTAACATCTGAATCTACTGTTAATGTTGCTGTTGATGCTGTTGTAACGCTTATAGGATTTATAATCGCTTTTCTCTTAATACTCTTTTTAATAAATAAAGCTCCACTATCTTCTATAATAAATTCATCAATATTAGCTACTGTTGTTTTTTCAGTTATTGCAGTTATCTCATTTGCTACATTAACATGAACTGCATCGGCATCAGTACCTCCACCACTTGAAGAAACATCTATATAACCTCTAACAGTATCATAAAGTGCATCTATATTAGCAGTAGCAGGACTTGTAACCTCACTATATGCAATAGTCATAAAAACCTGCCCTCTTTGGTTACCATCACCATCTGAATCATCATATATATTAAGGTTAACACCTCTTTTCAATAACTTAACATTTCCATGCTTAATATATGTTGTTGCACCTGCAAAAACTATCTCTAATCCACTTGTTTTATTTGTAATCGTAGCCATATTATTTAATCTATGTAATTTCTAACTGTTGTATATAAAGCATCTAAATTAGCAGTAGATGGACTTGTAACTTCAGCAAATGTTAATCTTATTGGAGCTGCTCCTATTCTTCTTTCTGAATTGTCATAGATATTTAAAACATCTCTTTTTATTAGTTTACAATTCGCATACTTAATAAAATAAGTATCTCCATGTGAATCTAATATTTCTATACCATCAGTTTTATTTGTAATTGTAGCCATATTATTTAATCTATTAGTTGCTAATATAAAAAAAAGCATGATAAAAACCATGCTAAATTTCATTATTTATATTTTTTTGTTTATAGGTCGTTATCTTTAAAAAAGTTAGATACTAATTTACAAAATATTCTAATTATACATAAACACAGTAATAAAGTAAAAAAACTCATTACTTAATTATTTTTTTAATTTCGTTTAATTGCCTAAAGTCTGCTAATATTCCTGTATTATTTGGATTTTGTTTGAACTTTTTACTAATAGATTTTAAAATAGTTTCTACTTGTTCTTTAGTTCCTAATAAGTTTTTAATAGCTTCACTTCTTTGCTTCTTTGCTTCTCCTTTTAGTTTATTAGACTTTCTTAGTTCTTCAATATCATTTGCAATTCGCAAAACAACTTTTTCACAATCTTCTAACATTGCAGGAATCTCTTTAATTGCATTTGCTTTTAATTCATCCTGTTTATTAATCTGATCTATCTGTGAATTTCTTTGCTTAATTAAATGTTCTTTAAATTCCTTTTCAATATCTAATTTATAAGCCTTATCAAGTGCTTCAAAGTTTTTTTTATCCTTAGATAAATCTTTAATGTAATCATTTAAAAAATTAACTCTTTCTTTAAATCTTACTAACTCTTTTTCTAATACTTCTTTTGTTGCTAAACTGCTCATGTTATTATTTTTTATGTGTACAAATTAAATTACTATTTATTAAAACTTCATAACCTGCTTTTTTTATATCTGTGAATATATAAGTATCACTATATGCAGTTTGTGATAGTTTTTTATCTACTCTAAATTCTATGTTTTTCATTACATCTCTAGTAAACAAAGTACAACCTATTCCAGTTGCTGTTATCTTTGCACTTGTATCATTTAACAAGTGGTTTAAAGGTAATGTACCTTGTCCCATTATGTCGTGTCCTACAGAACGTGTTAATAATTTTTCACTTCTTACTCCTAATTGATCTACCGTAGAAGTTAAGCAAAGTACTTCTTCTTCTTCTTTTCTAATCTCATAAGTAACCGTAACAGCTCCAGCATTATAAACATCTGCATAAGATACTAAGTTTTCTATTATACTTTCACCAGTAAAAACATCACTTTCAATCATTAAAAGATAATCGTAATCACCATTTAAAAAGTAGTTTCTAATAATGTTTTGATGCCTTGCTAGTTCTTCACGTCCTGAAAAGGTTTTAAAATTACCATTAAAAGGTTCATGAACTGCTTTTATTCCATTGTTCCAAAACTTATAAACGTGGTTTTTATCAGGTGAATTATCTAATATAAAAATATCATATAAAGGATATGTAAAGCTTTTAATTTGCTCTATAAATTCATCTACGCAATAATCTTTAGCCTGTGCTGTAGGGCATGAAATTAGTACTTTTTTCATTTTGTTTTGTTTTAATTATTACTTTCTTCCTCTTTTAGCATCCTTATGTGCCATTTCTTGCATTTCAGCTTTTAAAGTATCTTGTGCTGTTTCAATACTTATAAATTGGAATACCTGCCATACATTGGTACTATAAACACTTTCTAAAGGTGTTAAGCCTTCTTTGTTGTAAATACCTTTCTCAGCAAGTTCATAAGCTTTAATTTCATAGTATACACTTTTAACAATAGTTTCCGATAAACTGTTAACTGGTTTACCTGATTTTCCTGAAAAGATATTAGAGTAGATTTTTGTAAGTTGTTCAAAGAATTTGACAAAAAAAAATAACCTTTGTAAGCTTCTAAAATAGTTAATTTTCCAAACTCTTTAGACCTTCTATCTATTGTATCTTCATTGTATTGCTCATTTGCATTTGCTCTAAAAAGTATAGCTGTTATTCTTGCAATGTACTCCCACTTTCTATAATTCTTATTTTGAAATAAATGAGCTAAAGCATTTGCTTCTGAAAAGTGTTTATACGTAGCACCTCCTAAAAGCTTTTCAATACCTCCAGCAGTTTTAACAGATTCTATTAAAGTATATTTAGTACCTCTTAATGTGATAGTATCATTTGGTTCTATTTCTTCTTGTGTTGGTTCTCCTAAGAACTTAGATACAGAATCAAATAAAAATACTATAGAATTTTCTTCATCCTTAACAGCTAAAACTTCTTCTAAAAGGTTTCTAGGAATATCAGAAAACAACTCTATCCAATCAATATAGAAATCTAATAACTTAGATTCAGATACAGGAGTTTCAGAACCTTTATAGATATAACTTTCTAACCATTTAGGAAGGTTATTAATATATTCCTGTGGTTTTTCTAGTTGGTTTATAGTGTTGTCTTGCCAATCGTTTCTAACCTTATATTCTTTTTCTAATATGGTTACCTTTATCATTAACGCTTTAAGTTTTTAGATATTCTTGTTAAATCTGAAATAGCTTTATTAATAGAAGCACATGAAGAAGTATTTAATTCTTTTCTATCATTCTTAATCACATCTTGCATTTCTAAAACTAAAGAATCTATCTTTTCAGATATACTTTTTTTAACTGGAGCTTTAACTACTTTCTTAATTTTTTTCGGTGTTTCTTTTTTCTTTTCCATGTTGTAAATATAATAATTATTATTTGAATAAATGAGTTAACCTTGCACACTGTCCATACTCTTTATGATGTATAAAAGCCTCTATAGCTTTAGGTGCATGGCAATAGCCTTTTTTATTGTGCCATGCATCAGTACCTGAAGGGCTTCTAATATATTCTACTGTTACACCTTGATAGTCTTTACCACTTTTGAATTTAGTAACATCTTTATGATGTATGTGATGAAGGTAAACATATCTATAATCTGTTTCAGCCCATTCTTTTTTAGCTTCATTTGCCATTAATAAAGGCATATCAGCCATCTTTGCACCATCTCCATGACTAGAACTAATTAAATTCCTTCCATATTTGTAATACTTTCTATGTTTATTCGTAACATTAAACGTAACATTTTCACTTTTTCTAAACCAGCAGTAAATAGAATCAGCTAACATAAAACCACTTATAAAGTCATGATTAGAAGGATTATGAACTATATGAACATCTGCAACTTCTAAAAGCATATTAATAGCCTCTATGTAAACATTTCTAGCTATTATGTAGTTATTATGCCATGATCCATCTACATCCTGTATTGTTCCTGTAGTAGTTGATTTATTAGCATTATCTACGTGTAAAACATCATTCCCAATTATAAAAAGTATCTTTTCAATCTCAAAACCTGAAGCCTTTTTTAATATTCCTTCAATACCTCTAATGGCTCTTTGCTTTGCTATATTAGAATTGTATTTATCTCCAGTTTCAGAAGCTTCAGCTAGTTTTCCTACGTGTAAATCTGCAATATCAACTACTAATAAATGCTTATCTTTTATTGGTTCTCTATCTATATTTAGGTATTTAGGAGAATATTTGCTCATTTCTTCCTTAAATTCCTTTCTCATTTCATCATAAGGTATTACTCCTTTTGTATTCCTAATAAATACAGAAGCATCTTTACCTTTTAACCATCCATAAGCCCAATTTTCAGGCATTTGAAAATTACTGTTTTGTAATTTTTTTTCAAAAGTATTTCCACCTTGTAATTGAGTAGCTGATACACCTCTTAAACTTAAAAACTTTCTAATACCATTGGATAAAGCATCAAAATTATACTTTTCTTTTAAATGCTTTTTAATTACTTCTGAACTATTCCCCTGTTTAGATAACTGTACTACTTCTTCTTCATAATCCTTAAGCGTTTGTTTCATAGTTAAATATAAAATAAATTAAGCAATTGCACGTACTTTTTTTCTTCTTGTTATATTCCTGTCAATAGCCATTACTAAAACATCTACCTGATCATCATGTGATCCATTAGGAAAGGCTTTAAGTTCATTTAAAAAATCATTAATATATCTACCATCTAATAAATTAACTCTTCTTGATTCTATAAATGGAGATACTGCAGAAACTCTACTAACTTTGTCCTGTGTTGGTGGTTTATCTTCCATTATATTTAAACCTGTAGACTTTCTAAGCATTTGTACTATACTTTTACCACTTGCTTTAGGTTCTACATATATTCTACTAGAATTAGAATAGCCATTAATAGAAGAAAAGTGCTGTATTTCTTTTATAAGTTCAGGAAATTCTAATCTAACAGCCTTAACTTCTTTTATATAAAGTTCATTATTATAAAAAGCTGCACACATTAGAGCAGTTGCATCATTTTCTTGTTTATTAGTATATGCAGTATCTAAATAGAAATCCCATTTAAGGTTAACTAATTTATTATTTTGATCTCTAGGAAGTTGTTTTATAATATTAAACCATTCACCTTTAATTATACCACCATCACTAGGAGCTGGAAGCTGTGCATATTGCCCTGAATAACCATAAGCACCTAAACCAATTTTAAAGCTGTTTAATACCTTTAATGATAATCTTTTAGGAAACAGTAAACCATCTACGTAATTATCTATTAATTCATGTGGAGATATATTATTAGAAGCTTCAGCAGGTAGACAAGTATAATCCCACTCATTACGCTCTTTATCTAATAACATTCCTGTTAAATCATTTTCATGTAGCCTTTGCATAACAACAATAAAAACACCTACTTCAGGATTATTTAATCTACTTCTTAAAGTTTCATTGAAGAATCTATTAGCATTTTCTCTTTCTATTTCTGATCGTGCTAATTGTGGGTTTTGTGGATCATCAAT